AAGAATTTTCTTGAACCGCTTCGCCATTTCCTGCGCTCCGGGCCAATCCATGTTCTTGATGAACAGATCGCCGGCCACAGTCCAAAGCTGCGGGTTGGATTGCAGGATCATCGACATGGCGTCGAGCGCCTCTTGACGCTTGGTCATGTAGCCGGGGCCAGTTGTGACCATAACGTCGTATGTGCCGACTGACGGGTTGTAGATTTTCTCAATCAGACCGCCATTTTGGTCACGGATTTCCTTGACGGGTTCTGCCTGCATTGGGTCCATTTTGACCATGCTGACTTCGCCATCAACGCCAATAATGCGTGCAATGCGCTGTGTGTCGTAAATCTTAGGAATAATATCGACAAGCTGGCGCGTAATGTGACGGATTGCACGGGCAAGGTTATCGACATAGTGATACGTACCGACATCGCCTTGTTTTTCGCGTGCCACGATAGCTTTTGCAGACCGTTCGTTGCCTTGTTGGCCCAGTGAGGCGTCGTACTGGCCGGTGGTGGACTTGATATCCTCACCAGCGCCCATTTTAGCCTGTATCAGCCCTGTTTGGGGCAGCGGTGGGGCTGCACGCTGCGGAAGCGGTAATACGTTCCCAGCGCCGTCTGTGACGTCTGGATTGACTTCCAAATACGGCCAGTTGGTCGTGTTGGCAGTCTTCCACTGGTTCTCATAGCCCTCGAACTGACCACCATAGGCGATAAAGGGCGCTTTTGGTGCCAGCGCCAACATTTCTGCTTCTTGACTGGTCCAGTAGTTGTACATGCGCTGTGCGTCTTTGGCGTTCCGCACCAGACCGGACACGTAAATCTGACCTTGCACTTCAAATTCGTTACCTACGACGCGCACGACAGGGATGTATTTGCCCGGCCACTCGCGTTCATCCAGCACGTCATAGCCATTGGTCTTCATCCACATGACTTTTTTGCGGTCTACTTCGCGTGTGCGGACAGGCTTGCCGTACATGGCGCGCAGTTGCTTATCCATCGGCGTATCTTTGAACGCCGTGACGTTATCTGGGTACAGATTCAGCGTCTCGCGCTTGCGCTTGTAGTAAAAATACTCCGCAATGCGTACAGTATCTTCATCCAGCCATGCCGACAGGCTTTCATCGCCGACGGCTGTGGACATGATCGATGAGATGGGCGACGCGTCTGGAAACTCGCGCTCATACTCTTCTTTGGTCATATCCTGCGTAACAAAGCACCATTCAGCGTCGGAACCGCAAGGGTCTTGGATTGTTGGGTCCATGTAGACGCTAAACGAGTTGCGGACGCGCATAATGCGAACGTCTTGGTCGAAAGTCTCTTCGTTGCAGTATTCCGTAATGAGACGGATGTAACCTTCGCCGTAGGTGACTTGGTTGTCGCAGGCTGTGTCGTAGGCAACATCAGCGTCGGACATATACTCGATATGCCGCACAACGCCGTCGAAAATCGCTGCCACTTCAATGTCAGCGTCGTCATCAACAGGAATTACCTTACCGGCAGGCCGGTTTTGACGTTGTTCGTTCGTCACCTGACGGACGTGCTGCGGCAATTTGTTAATTGTCAAGCAGGGACGTGCGTTAATTGTCTGGCCTTGCACCGCACCGCGGGTCGCCAACACGTCAGCAGGCCACTGCCACTGGTTGTCAGGGCTGCCGGCCATGAACCGAAGGTCGTCTAGTTCGTCTTCACGGCTGTCCGACAGCGCAGCCATACCCATCTGCATACGATGGCGCATGGTTGCCATTACATCAGGGTCGCCACGGGTGTTCGCTGGATCGCTACCGATGTCAGCTACGTCGCCTACTTTGTTAATACCTGTCGGATCAGCCATTGCGGTTACTTTTTACCTTTTTTAGCGGCTTCACGCTTTACGCTGTACGCGATTGCGACCGCCTGTTTGACAGGTTTTCCGGCGTTTACCTCAGCCTTGATGTTCTTGCGGAACGCGGCTTTGCTGGGCGACTTTACCAGAGGCATGATTATTTCTTCTTTGTCATTGAGGTAAGCGATTTAACTGACCTAGTAAAGCCGGGATCACGGTTAGGGCCGGCAGGCCTTGTGAAACCGGGGTCGCGGTTAGGGCCAGCAGGTCTACTAAAGCCGGGATCACGATGAACCCCGGGATTTGCGCTTGCCCCAAGCCCTAAAAGCGCCTTCATGTGGCCCATATCATCTTTTTTAGGCATGATTATTTCTTCTTTGTTGGCGTTGGCTTCATCGACACGGTCGTGCGGATGACTTGCACTGGCTTGGGTGCTGGCGTTTTAGCTGGCATCTTAACCGGTGCGCGACCGCCGGCTGCGCTTGTCGTGCCTTCGCGTGCCATGATCTTCATGGCTGCTGCCTTGCGGGCTGGGTCACGGTTAGCCGCTGCAGCCTTTTCCATCTTGACGGTGCCTGCTTTGTAGAGGCTTTTACCATATTTATCGGCTGGCATATTACTTACCCTTCTTGGCGGTTTTGGCGCTGTCTTTAAACGCCTTGGCTGTAGGGGCGCCCTTAGCCCCCGGTTTACGCATTTTCTCGCCTGATCCAGCGGCTATGCGCTCTTTCTTGGCGTGAATGTTGGCATATAGACCCTTTTTCATGGGCATTTCCACCTTTTTAAACTAGCTTTGGCGCGTTCGCCGTTTTTTGCCTTGGCTGCAACAGCCCCCATGCGGGCGCAGAACGACGCTTTGCGTCCTGCGTCAGCTTTTGTCTTCGGATTGGGTGCTGGCGCCTTTAATTTGCTGCCTGTTGCAGCGTTATATTTCGCCCTACCAGCGGCAGTCAGGCCCGCACCCTTTGACACAGGCAACTTCTCGCCTCTGCCAACGGACAACGAAACTGATTTTTTCTTGTCTGCCACTAGCTGCCCATCCAAGATGTAGAATATCCAGCGGGAGAATACCCGCTTGAGGCGCGTCTGTCAACGCGTCCTTGACGTGGGTCTCTAGAAGCTACAGGAAAAGCAAACGTGACCGCTATGGCGTCCGCTGCGTCAGGCGACGCCAGCCCGCGGGACTTCATATCTTTCTTGCTTTCAAGGAACAGTGTCCCCTTGCTGTCCGGCTTGGTGCGCGGGCTGATGAGGTCTGTCTTCAGGAACCGATCTGAGGGGATGTGCGCCGTCTTGAGCCAGTCACGCATGGAACCCCACATCTCTGCGCGCTTGTTGCCCCACATGATCTGGTTCTTGGCTTTGTTGCCGAAGTTTACGCCGCGTATCTTGTACCGTTGTTCCTTCAGCCGGTCTACGACGCCAGCGCCTAGCCCGCCTTCGTCGATGCAGACCAGCGCAGGCTTGAACTGCTCTATGGCGTCGATGACGTAGCCAGCCACTTCCATTGTGTCGGCTCCCCGGTGTCGCCGCAATTCTAGGATGTCACGGCCCTGCCGTATGGCGATGACGGTAGCGTCCGCCCCGAAGCGTGCAGGGTCTACGCCTATGACGATGGGCGCGCTGTCGTCCTTGATGGGCGTGCGTTTCATGGCGTCATCCACCAGATTGCTGCCGATGAACTGGTCGTCACCTTCGCTGGGAAAGTTACCGTAGACTTCGACACTGGCTTGGTAGCTGTCTGGCCCATACTCGTCGATGATGCGCTGGTACAGGTTTTTGTCTGTACCCTCGACATCACGCGCGTCGATTGTGCGGGTATTCCAAAACGCCCGCTTGCTGTGGAACGTCTCGTAGAAATAACCTGTGTTGCGGCGGGGGTTGGAAAAGGCCAGATGGAAGCGATGCGGTGTGTTCTCCGTGAAGAAACCATCGCTGACCGACCAGATGCTGTCGGGGATACCGCTGGCTTCGTCAAAGATCAGCATGACACCGTCGAAGTTGTGAACACCCGCGTAGGCGTCAGGGTTCTCTTCCGACCACAGCCGGCCTTCGACTGACCAATAGCGCGTGCCTTTCTTCAGGTCGCGCTCGACCAATTCCGTCAGCCACTTGGCTGGCATGATGCGTGTGGCGGCTATCTCGAACCAATGGCTGTTCAATGACATCGCCAGCCACTTGGTAATTTCTGCCCATGTGACGGAGCGCAACTGCGCTTCGGAGTTTGCCGACACGATAGTCGTCGAGCCGATGCGTGACGATAGCATCCATATCACCAGCCATGAGACTAAGGCCGACTTACCAATACCGCGTCCTGACGCCACCGATTCGCGGAACGTGTCGAAGTCAACTTTGCCGCTGTTCGTCTTGATGTGGTCGCGCAAGTCGGCAAGTATCTGCCGCTGCCATTTGCGCGGTCCGGGGAAATGTTCCAGCGGCGTACCCTGCTGCCCCCACGGGAATGTATACAGGACAAATGCTAGGGGGTCATCCTTCAGGCTGGGCGACCACAGCCGCGCCATCAACTCCATCTCGTCTTGCGCTGAATATATCGGCTGCTGCATGTGTGTTATCCTCTAGCTGGGGCAGTTCAGTGTACAGCCCCTCGATGACGCGCGACTGTGCTTTTTCCAGCGCGCCTGTAATGCTGATCTGTTGGTCGATGTTCACGTCGATCTGCTGCTTGGCTACCCAGCCGTGCTGATGCTTGAGTATCTCCAGCGCAGCCTTGCTGTCGCCATCGCGTGCCGCTTCGTACATGGTCTTAGCCGACACGTACTCGCCATCGGCGCGGCCTTTGATCTCAGCCATCTCCACCAGCGGGTCAGCGTCGGCCAGCACGCGGAACTGACGCGGGGTCAATCCAGCGGCCATTGCCAGACTGTCACCCTTCAAGCCGTAGCGGGCAGCTTCATAGATTGCCTCCAGCCGCGCCTCGGTGGCCTGCGTCCGCTCGGGTGTGAATGGCAGTGAGTAAAAAGTCATTGGGCGTACAATAATCTACTGCGCGCAGATACGCAACAGGCTTTGATGCACCAACATTTTAAAAAAATAAAAATTGTTTGCGTACCGTGCCCGTGACAGTCACGCGGCGCTCGGCCCTACGCCCCCCACCCCCCTGCTCGACGCGTTCTGGTTTTGTTTTATGTGCTGGATTTTCGGTTGGCCTTTCAGCTTTACGTTAACGTCAACCTAACAAAAAACATATTGCTGGCTGGCTATG